ATGCAGCGCAAAAAAGTTCCCGCTGGGCATCACCGCTTCGGGCTGGCCCGGCTTGTTCTGGTCCTGGCACTGCTGTTTCTCGTCGTGGCACTCACCGCCGGGCTGGCGGGCTGCCTGTTCCAGCCCGTACTGGCCGCCCGGGGCACGCTGCTGTTTCTGCCGGGGGCGTAATTTTTTTTTTTTTTTTTTTGAAAATCAAAATTTCCCTCTTGACTTCAGGACAGTGACGTGATAAAACCCAGCCAAACCAGTGAGAGGACATCCTGCCCGCCCCCGAGAGCAGCCACGCCATCCTCTGCAAACAGAAAACCGCCAGCGTATCTCTACACTGGCGGTCTTTTTATGGGCGCGGGTGGATCACGCAAGCCGCGCTGCTAAAAACAGCCCACTGGGCTGTTTTTGCGCTGTCTTCCGCGACAGCGCCGCAGCTGTTCGAATCCACCCGCATGAAAATCCAAACCTTCTGCAAACAGAAAACCGCCAGCGTATCTCTACGCTGACGGTCTTTTTATGGGCGCGGGTGGATTCGAACAAGCTCAACTATCACAATTCGCTGGATGCGCTTTGAAATTGTGATGGATTCATGCGCATTTTTTGAATTTCACCAAAAATCAATTATCGGCTATCACAACCATTTAGGAACAAAAACGGGTTACAAAGTGGGTTATTTTGCACGCGGAGAATACTCTGCCAGAGCATCTGAAACGGCCATTGCTGCCGTGTCAGCCCTGCCGTCAACAGCATGGCTGTACCAACCGTAAGTATCCATACTTTTGCTGTGCCCTACCATGCGGCGCAGTTCTGCCGGGGACACGGCATCCTCGATGATGCTCACAAAGGTGTGCCGCAGCTCATACAGGCTGACCGGCGGGTCAATGCCGTTGCTGCGCTGGTAGAACTGCCAGTAGTTATAGAGGCTGTGCTCATTCTCCAACAGGAAGATTGGATCATCCCCCCGAAGAGGCCGCTCCTCTTCAAAGGCCCGCTGCTGCAGCTGAGCGTGGAGTTCCGCAGCCGCCAGCGGATGCAGGACCACCGTGCGGATAGCGTTTTCGTTCTTGCCGTGTGTTTCCTCATCAAAGGTATTGATGGCCCGGGCAAGATGCAGCCGGTTGCCCTCCATGTCGCCCACGCGCAGCCCCAGCAGCTCCCCGGGGCGTAGGCCGGTCAGGACCGCAAAGCGGTATGCATGGATATTGGCATCCTGTTCAACCTTGCCACGGACGATGCGTGTATCTACAGAAAGCAGAACCCGCAGCGCGTCCGGCTGAAGGATCTTTCGGCCCTTTGGACGTGCTCCCCTGGGTACCGTGAGCCTCTCGTCCTCTGGCCGCAGGGCGGTGTATTTGTGCTGCCTTGCCCATTTCACAAAGCTGACTTCAACCGCTCGGATTCCCTGCAATGTTTTCCTCGAGAGGTTTCCCCTGCTCTTTCGAGTGGCCTGCGGTTTCATGCTGCCTTCCTTGTATGCCCGATTCAGCACATCCTGCAGCATTCCCGTATTCAGGTCACCGATCCGGCGGTCACCCACCACTGGCAGGATGTAGTTCTGTCCGAACTTCTCCACCTGCTGGGCATAGCTTGTGCCGGCGGTGGCCCGCACCGAGATCAGATACTCGTTCCAGACCTCCAAGCAGCGCTTGGTGGTGCTGCAAATGCCCTCATCCAGCCAGGCATCTGCTTTTGCATTTGCTTCCCGCTGGCCGGTACGACCCGGCTTTGCGCTGGTGAACGTCTTGCGCACCCCGTCCTTCTGCACCTTGATCTGCCAACGGTTCTGGTTCGGCAGCCACTGGGCGGTATTGGTTCTTCGTCCCATAAAAAATACACCTCCATGGGTACACTTTGACAAGCCCGCCCAAAAGAGGTATAATCGCAGTGTCGAGTGTGCGATGCCCTCTTCTGGGTGAGCCGCTTCTTTTAACTCCTTCGGTGTTCCAGCACCGGGGGAGTTTTTTTATTTACAATCAGTTGTTCGTACGGTAGATAACCTCCAAGCCCTGATTCGGGTGATAAGACCAGGTAACTGTCACATCATCAAAGCTTTCCTTCTGGCGGCCATCAATTGCTCGTGTATTTGCCATTTCTTTATAAAGCCATTCTGGCAATCCAAGTGCTTTGTTGGTCAGTTTTACATGCTCCAAGCCAGTTTCATTAAAGATAATCGAGCCGCCTTTCATGTTAAGCGGATTATTATCAATCGTCATATAGGAACCATCTTCAGCAACTGAAACCGTTACGTCATTATAAAGATCATAAAACAGTTTAAAATCCGGTGCCATTCCCTTTTTATAGAAAGTTGGTGCTATATCCTCATCCAGAGATATGAGAGTTTCCTTTCCATCTTCATTTACAACTTTCCAAGTTGCCATAATAACAGGTGCACCATCATCGGCGAACCGTTGAACTTCTCCCTTAAATGTAACGTCCTGATCATTGAATACGTTCTTGTAATAGTCGTATAGACTTTCTTTTACAGCCGCATACACACGCTGCCCATTTTCCACAACGGAAAAGCACTTATAGTTTGTATTTGTTTTCTCAACCGAGTATGTAAAATAATATCCGAAGTCCGTATGGCCTGAATAGGCCACATAATCGCCTATTTTGTACTGCACTCCCTCTGCAAATGCAGACATTGCAAGTACAAAACAAAGTACCACCATCAACGCCATTGAAACTATTTTCTTTTTCATACAAAAGACCTCCTATGTTTGTTTATATTTCCGTCAGCGCGTATAATTCTGCGCTGCACTCGTCGAGCTTCGTTTTAGCATTATCGCTCATATATGACAGATATGGTTCAAATGCCCGATGATATTTTATTGCCCAGTTCTGCTTTGCTTTGGGCGATTTCAAACTTTCTATTTTGTCCCGGTATTTTTCTTGTGTACGCTGGACAATTTCATTAACGGCTTCTTCTCGAAACGTCAAATCCAGATATTTTTCCAACGAGGAAGTTGTAGTTACTTTCACGCCATACTTTTTACAATCTTCCAGCTGTATTAAACGGCCAACACAAAAATCATACCGCATAAAGAACACCGACGGTTCTGTGGTAGAGGAAAGAATCTTAGCACTTTCCTGAGCCTGTTTAAGAAATTGCGGTGCTAATATTTGAGCGTTCATGCGAGAATCAACCAAATCCATCTGGCCCATCCATTCGGGGTTCGGAGAATACCTTGACGGCTCTTCCGCCGCATCCATTGCCATCTTTCCGACTACCTTTGTAGCCTTTTTCAGCCAACCAAAAACGCCCATGCGGTACCTCCAACATCAGATATCCCGGCAGAGCCCCACGGCCTTGCCTTCAATGACAACGGTGTTCATATCCTCCCGGCTGAGGATGATGCTGCTGAAAGCCGGATTCTCCGGCCGCAGTTCAATGAAGTTCTCGTGCAGATAGACATGCTTCAGGGTGGCCTCTTCCCCGATCCGCACAGCAGCGATCTCGCCGTTCTCCACCTCTGGCTGGCTGCGAATCGCCACCAGATCACCATCGTGGATGCGGGGTTCCATGCTGTCGCCCTTGCAGGTTAGTGTAAAGGTGGAGTGCCAGCGGGAAGGCACGCACACCATTTGCTCGATGTTCTCTTCTGCTGTGATGGGCGTACCGCAGGCGATCCGCCCTACAAGCGGCACCACATCCATGGCTGGCATCGGCTCAAACCCCGGCGGGATGGTGGGTTCTTTGGATGCGGCCGGGGCGGGCTGCTCCTCCCAGCCCATCAAGTAGGCGGGAGACACTCTCAGCCGTTTTGCAATTGCATCTACTTTATCTGTCGGTATGTTTGTTACAATGTTATTCTCATACTTATATACAGCTTGCTTTGATACACCAATGTAGTCAGCAAGCTCCTGCTGAGTTACATCTTGCTCCAATCTGGCTTGCCGGATGCGATCGCCTACAGTCATTGTGAGCACCTCCTTCAATGAGTATAGTATATCAAATAAACCGTTGGTTTACAATATTTTTAATCAAATTCGCAAAAATAACTTGACAGGTTACAAATATGATGATATTATACTCGTGACCTCACAAGTTACACCGAGGTTGTTTGGAGGTGAAAAAAGTGGTAAATGTCAATTTACTCAAGTCCTACATGGTAAAGGCGGGATATACGCAAAAAATGTTAGCTCAGGAGCTTGGTATTTCGGAACAGACCTTAACTCGCAAGCTCAAAAAGCGCGTTTTTGGCACCGATGAAGCCTCGAAGATTGTAGAGCTTTTGAGCATCGACAATCCGCAGGCCGTATTTTTTGGCCACTAAGTAACTTAACAAGTTACATTCCAAAGGAAGTCAACCCACATGAACGACATCACCCTATCCAACAAGGAGGTGAAGAAGATGAAGGAAACCAAAAAGCCCGGCGAGCCGCTGGAGACGGCAGGCCGGGCGCAGGAAATTCAGCTTTCACAGCTGGACGACCGTATTCTCTGCCAAATAGATGAAACGGTTATCCAGAACGTGAAAGCCTACTCGTTCGCTCAATCCAGCAACGGGAAAGCGTTGCTGAATTTGAGCATTGAGGTCAATGCGGAAGTTGTGTCAACCACGATACAAGTGCAGAGGCAACCGCACTTGTAACCCATGAATGCCGTTCCATCGTTTCCGAAAACTTGGACAGCAGCCCCCGCTGTGGAGGAATTTGCTCATTCACAATCATTTCAACAAGGTCGATCAGCTTCTGGACTTGCTCCTTATCTGGCGCATTTTCAGCCTCTGCCCGATCACGCAGTTCACGAAAGCTCGTCTGATAGTTGATGGTTGCTGTGTTGGCTGTTCCAATTACAGAGCCATACGCTGTGCCGATATTGTAAATAGTGCTCTGGTGTTGTTCCGTTTCTTTCTGTTTTTTCTCGACCTCGGTCATATAGAACGCTTTTATTTGCTCCTGTTCCTTTTGGAAGTACGATGCCTGTGTTTCTGTGATATAAAGCCGTTCCTTTGCCGGATTGATAACAACATCATCTATTTTGATATCGGTCCCCGGGCGAAACCCAATATACCGACGATTCGTTGCTTTTTCCCGATTTGGCAAACCCGGAACAGTCGCAACGATCTCACCGTTTCGCTCAATTTGCATATTCAAACCTTGCATCTCTAAAAAGCTCTCAAAAATCATTTTATCACCTCCTTTCCCATTTCAGTATAGCACGGGAAGGGAGCCACAAACAAGGAGGTGAGCAACGTGAAAAAGCCTTATCTCAAAATCAGTCGTCTGGCAGAAGACCAGGATCTCAACCAGGGCGCACTTGCGGCCCTGATTGGGGTAAGCTCCAACACGATGACCGCACGGCTCAAGGGGACACAACCTTGGAGGAGTGACGAAATCGTCATCATCTGCAGAGCACTACACATCCCGCAAGAAAAAATCGGGGAGTATTTCTTCCCGGCAATCGCAAAGGAGGAAAAGACCGCATGAAGATCAAATCCCGCGTCTGGTACTGGCTGGCTGCTGCCAGCGGTGCCGTAAGTCTGCTGTACGGCATGGGCATCGAGGGCGGTGCACAGCTGGGCAGCTCCATCTCTGACAGCCAGCTCGTCACGGCCCTGTGCCTGGTTCTGGCAGCGGTAGCGTTCCTGCGGCTGGGCTTTGCCGCCCAGGATCGTGAACAGAACGCCCGCCGCTATGGCCGCGTTGACCGCACCCACGCCCGTACCGAAGAGCCGGACTACCGGCAGAACCGGAGGGGCGCATGAAAACAAAACGTCTGAAGAAGCTCCTGATGGGCATGGGCCTGAGCCGCAATCAGGCAAATCACATGGTCAAGGACCAGCGAGCCACCGGCTCCCCACGGGTCAGCAATGCACTCTATTACTATTATGCCAAAAGGTACATCTCCGAGTTAACGCCGGACTGGTTACCGCTTATCGAAAGCTTTGTACTCGGAAACGCAGAAGAGGATGCCGAGGACATCAACAAAAATGAGCCCGCCCGTGCTGGTAACACGGACGAGCCCAAAGGGTGATGGAATTCACAAGCCCCATCACCCTTGATGATATCACATCAGGAAGGATTTTACAAATGAAAGGTATTTTAGCCGAACCGGGCAAAGATCCGGTGATCGCGTCCCTGCCCGACAGCCTGTGGGCCATTGAGAACCGGCTGGGTACGCCCTGCGAGATGATCGTGCTGCCCCGCACCCCGGCGGTGCTGTTCGTGGGCCGGTACGATGGTCCCATCCAGCCCGCCAGCCTGCTCAACCGCACCTACCGGGGCCGCCAGCTTTACGGGCCCATCCTCTGCTACGGCTGGAAGGGCAACAACATCCAGCCCATGAACAAGGATGTGCAGACCGAGATGCTGGACCGCCTGAAGGGCACGGAGGTGAGGGTATGATCATCAGCCAGAACAGCAACGATGTTTACTACGCCTATACCCGTGGGCGCTTCTGGCGCTGGGACGAATCCGCACGGGTCTGGAAGGAAAGCCATCTGCTGGCCCAGAAGTTCGACAAAGCCAAGGCCGCTGAAAAGCGGCTGACCCCGGAAGCGTTTCTGACCAGCGACGAGTTCATCCCCATGGATGACTACGAGCTTCCGGATCAGATGCTGACGGCCCTCAGGGAGGCCAAGCCCTGCAAGAACGCTCCCATCGACCCGGTAGAGGAGGAGTCGGCCCCTGCCGCATCGGCGGGCGGTTCTTCTGCGCCGATTCCTTCGGCTCCCAGCTTTGACTTTGGCGCAGACGAGCAGACCAATGTCCTGCTTTTGCAGGATGCCCAGACCTTTATCACCGGCAACATGGCCCGGATCATGGCGGCCAAGCACGCCCACGACCTGTGTGCAAACAACAAAAATGGCACTTGGGGCAAGTGGTGTGATGTGGTTGGCATCAGCCGAGACACCGGTGACAACATGGTACATATTGCCGAACGGTTCGGCAATATCCAGATTGAAGGCAAGCCCATTTTTGATGTGCAGCCTCTGAAGCTGCTGTACGCCGTGGCAAAGCCCAGCGCCCCGGCAGAGTTGGTGGAGCAGGTAAAGACCGGCGACATCACGACCTACAAGGAGTATCAGGAAGCCATGGCCCAGATCAAAGCCGAGAAGGACCGTGCCGCTGCTGCCGAAGCCCGGGAGGAAGAGGCGTGGAACATGGTAAGCAAGGCGCAGGATGAAGCCCAGACTGCCAAAAACGACTTGGATGCCGCCCTTGCGGATGTGCAGGGCCTGACCGATCAGAACGCCAAGCTCCAGCAGAGCTACCACGATGCAGACGAGGGCCGCATTGCTGCCCGGCTCCAGTGCCAGAAGGCCGAAGGCGAGCGCGACAGAGCCGAAGAGAGAGCAAAAAATGCCGAAGACGCTTTGAAAAAACAGCCCATCACGGCGGTCATCGACGAGGAAGAGATTGACCGCCGGGCCGCAGAAAAAGCCTGGGGCCTTGCCGATGCCCGGAACGCCGAACTGGCCAAGGACAATGCCAACCTGAAGAAACAGGTTGCGGCACTCCGTTCCCGCATCAACGATGATGCCCAGGCAGATTTTGAGCAGGCCAACTACTGCGCCAGCCTGATGCGGGCGGCGTGGGATAACAGCAAGGCCAGCTATTCCCGGCTGGTGGGCGAAGATCTGGAAAGCACCTTTCAGACCATCTGCGGTACCCTGAACAGCATCATGGAGGAAGCCTCCCTGCTCTGCCGCCAGCCGCCTGATTATGACGGAGGTGACCGGGATGAATGAGATGTACTGTCTGGATCTTGACCGTTACGGCCCGCCCATGGAGCCGCCCGATGACTACTACTTTGCCCCCGACCGGGAGCCAGAAGAGGAGGAACTGACCAATGACGAATGAATTGACCGTCCGGGTAGAGCGCCCGGTGATCCCGGCTATGAACTGGAACAAGGATGAAGTGCAGAAGAACCTTGACGAACTTCTGGCCTCCTATACAGGCCGTGTGTACACGCCTGAATCCATCAAGGATGCCAAAGCCGACCGTGCTGCCGTCAACAAGTGGGACAAGCAGCTGGCTGCTGCTCTGACCGCCGCCAAGCGGCTTTACACTGACCCGCTGGAGGATTTTCAGAAGAGTATCCGAGAGATGCAGGCCCAGTGTAAGAAGATCTCCGGGGCCATTGATCAGCAGGTAAAAGCAGTAGAACAGGCCCAGCGGGAAGAAAAAGCATCCACCCTGCGGCTGGTCTACCGGGACTGCATCGGGGAGCTGGAACCTCTGATTTCTTTTGACCGTCTGCTTGTGCCCCAGTGGCTCAATAAAACCTTTGACCTCGCCCAGGCCGAAAAGGAACTGCGCAAGGCTGTGGAGACTCGACGGGAGGAACTCCGCCTCATCCGGGAGACCTGCGGTGAAGACGCTGAACCCTGCATTACCGAATACCTGCGGGCCTTGAGCGTCAACGATGCACTGCATGAGCACAGCCGCCGGGAGCACGCCCGTGCGGCTCAGGCTGAGGCAGAGGTCCAGCGACAGGCTGCAGAACGGGCCAGAGCCGCTGCACCGGTCATCATCCCGCCCACCGAGGAAGAGCGTCAGCTGAAAGAAGAGGCCGCACAGGAGGCCCGGAGCAACGCCTTTGTGACAGCTTCCGGGCGGCTGGACTGCGAGGTATTGCAGCAGTTCGCCCTGCCTGGCACAGGCCTTGCACCTGTCCGCAAACGCTACCGCTTCTGGGTAGATTTCACCCCGGAAGACATCGAATGGTTCAAAGCCGAAGCTAAAAAGCGCGGCTTCGCATATGGTTCTGTAAAATAATTGGAGGATTTTACTTATGGCTTTTTCTCGTCCCGGCGCACCTGCGCCCACCATGTCCGCAAATACCACTGGCACCACCACCGCCGCCCGGATGACTGCAATGCAGCAGCGTGCCGCCCAGAGCAGTGCTCTGCAGGCTGCCAGCCCGGCCAAGCCCGTGGAGATCACTTCTGCCGACGGCCAGCACATGACCGTCAGCTTCTCGGATGTCCGCAACTTCATCTGTCAGAAAGCCACCGATGCCGAATGCAAGATTTTCCTCGAGACCTGCAAGCAGTACCGCCTGAATCCCTTTACCAAGGAAGCCTACCTCATCCACTACGATAACAACAGCGAGGACACCCCCAGTACCATCGTTCTGGGCAAGAACTGCTACCTGCAAATGGCAGAGCGTCACCCCAGCTATGACGGCTTCGAGGCCGGGGTCATCATCTTCGATAAGGTGGCCGGGGAGTGCCAGAAGCGGGAGGGTTCCATCGTCTACGAGGACGAGGAACTTCTGGGCGGCTGGGCCAAAGTCTACCGCAAGGACCGCACCCGCCCCAGTTACGAGGAAGTGAAGCTGACCGAATACGACACCGGCAAATCTCTGTGGAATGGCAAAAAAGCCACCATGATCCGCAAGGTTGCCCTTGTCCATGCCCTGCGGGAAGCATTCCCCTCCACCTTCGGCTCTCTCTATGACGAGAGCGAAGTCCATGTGGATGCCGAGTCCACCGCCGTGGAACTGGACGAAGCTGGACAGGCTTCAGCTCCCCGCTGGACTCGCATCAAGGAAGCTGTTGAACAGGCCGATGCCCTGACCGTGGAGGATGCTGACAGCGCAGACGACCCCTTTGCCGGGGGTGATGAATCGTGATCCTGACCCACAAGACCGGCGTTCTGCTCCACGGGACCCTTGCCAAAGACCCTGTGCTCAAGGACGTGGGCCAGAAGCGGGTCCTGAAGTTTGACGTGAAGGCGCACAGCGTCAAGACCGACACCGGCAGCTGGGAGAGCCTGTATGTTCAGGTCAATGTCTGGCACGGGCTGGACAAATGGGACGGGCTGCGGCTGAAGGGCGATGCCGTCACTGTCTTTGCCCGGGAGCTCAAGAGCCGGGAGTACAATGGCAAGACCTATTACAACGTGGATGCCGACGACATTCAGCCCGGCGGCATGGTGATCTTCCGGTGGATGCAGAATCTCATTGACCTTTGCACAGAGGCCCCGGCACCGCCCGAACCAGCGCTCACTCAGGAGCCAACGCCCTTTGATGAACCTGCCCCGGTGCAGACCAGCCTTTCCGGCGGGCAGATGTATCCCGGCGAAGACCTGGCCGACTATGCTCCCCGCGCCTCTCAGGCGGCAGCGCCTGCCGGGCCAGCCGCAGGCACCCCGGAAGCAGATGCCCTCATCGACGATGATGCGGATGACCTGCCGTTTTAACCACACCAGAAAGGAGTTCAGACCGTGGGCATTGACCCATCCCGTGGCTTTGTTGCCTTTCCCCGCGGTCTGACTGACTGGGAATGGTATTCAGAGCCCAACACTGCCCGCCTGTTTTTCCACCTGCTACTCACCGCCAACTGGCAGGAAAAGCAGTGGCAGGGCATTACCATCAGGCCCGGGCAGCTGGTTACAAGCCAATCTCAACTGGCAAAACAGCTTGATTTGAGTGTTCGGAACATCCGGACGAGCTTAGAACATTTACAGGCGACAGGCTATCTGACAGTCAAAACAGGCTCAAAATACAGCATTGTCACGATAGAAAACTATGCTTCGCTTGTTGGCAGTGACAGGCAAAGTGACAGGCAAGCGACAGGCAACCGACAGGCTGCCGACAACAACTTAACAAGTCTAACAAACCAACAAGCTAACAAGTCGTCGTCTGCGGCTGCGCCGGAGCCGACCGGACGACCGACGACCTCACCCTTGGTATCAGAGTTTGAACAGGATATCGGCAAGCTGAGTGCCTCCGGGAAAAGAGAGCTGACAGGATACGCTGACCGACTGGGCGAGGAACTGGCGCGGGTGATCCTGCGCAAGTGCATTGATGCCGGGGCACATAGCTGGGCCTATGTGCGGAAGGCTCTGATCGAGGCCGAAACCCAGGGCTGTAAGTCTGCCGAGGAGTACCGCATGACGAATCCCATTGGAGCAGGACGCAATAGGCGGGTGGATAGGCCGGAGCCCAGCGGGAATGATTTTCTAAAAAACGCAGCCCGCCGCCGTCCGCTCACTAAGAAAAAGGAGGAGCCCCATGTACCGGAAACATGAGCATTACCCCGACCCGACAGCTGGCCGGGCATTGGGCAGCCTCCGCCGAAAGGAGAACCAATTGAACACCGGAAAACAGTTCGAGGCAGACTGGAAAAGCTCCATGCCGAAGGATGCTTGGTGCTATCGACTGAAAGACAGCGCGACCACCTATTACGGCGGCAACGAGAACCTGAGCTTCTCCATTGATAACATCTGCGACTTCGACGTGTACCGCTACCCCATGCACCATTACTTCGAGCTCAAGACCATCGAAACGCCCAGCATCCCACTGGAAAAGATCCTGGGCCGATTCGACCGGGAGCGGCAGAAGTACCACAAGCTCAAACACATCACCGATATGGCCCACGCAGCATCCTTCAAGGGCCAGACCGCCCATGTGGTCATCAATTACCGGGGCAAGGTCAACCGCACCTTTGCCGTACCGGCCAGCGCTGTGCTGGAGTACATGAGCACCCAGACCCGCAAAAGCATCCCGTGGCAGTGGGCCGCCCTCAATGGCATTGAGGTGGCGCAGCATCTGCTGCGGGTCCACTGGCGGTATGACGTGGATGGGCTGCTTAAAAAATTGGAAGGAGATAAAACGAATGAGTCGTCCTCGTTATGATTGGTGGGCCTATGTCAAAGGAATGATTCGGCGTTATCCGAGCCTTTGTGCAGAGGAAAAAGCGTTACATGATATCAGCATATCCCCTGACTTGAGTGGACTTCCTCATGGAACTGGTAAACACTCCGATCCTGTGGCAAATGCAGCTATGCGCGAATTGCCTCCAATCAGCCGACATGAGATGGAAGCCGTTCAAAAAGCCCTTGAAACAACTCAATGGTTAGACAATGGAAAAGATCGGTTGCAGATGATAAAAATGGTTTTCTGGGAAAAAAAATATACAGTTGCAGGAGCCGCGCTAAAGTTGGGTTACAGCGAGCGTACAGTCGTTCAATGGCATGGAGATTTCATACGATTGACCGCTCGCAATTTCGGGCTTATGTGAGATGAATTTTTTTCATGTATTGAAGTATCCTTCAACAGATGGTATTATGAATTCAAATAATTTGCTGAAAGGATGTTCATTATGGCTGGCTGGGATGATATTTTACGAGAATTAGGAGATACGCCTTCTCAAACCGATATTGTTCGTCGCAAATATTTAAAGGCGCTTTCAAACTATACCGGCCGCAATACCATCGCATACTATTCTGCTTTTCTAACACGTTCTGTTACTGGAACTGATATCAATGATTCCGATATGACTGGTTTTATGAACGCATTGAAAGGTATGGACTGTTCAAAGGGCCTCGATTTAATTTTGCATACCCCTGGTGGCTCTCCGGCAGCAGCAGAGGCTATTGTAAGTTATTTGCGCAGTAAATTTCATAATGATATCCGAGTTATCGTCCCACAAATCTCTATGTCTGCTGGTACTATGATTGCTTGCGCAGCAAAAGTAATTATCATGGGAAAGCAATCTAGTCTCGGTCCTATAGATCCGCAATTCAATGGAATTCCTGCATATAATATTAAAGCCGAATTTGAAGAAGCTAAGGCGGATTTGGCTGTTCACCCTGAAAACGCTCAATATTGGGCTATCAAATTGCAACAGTACCCTGCAGCTTTCATGAAAACAGCGTTAGATGCAATTGAACTTTCTAGTAATCTGATAACAGTTTGGCTTGGAAGCTGTATGTACAATAGTTCTATCCCTGAAGAAAAGGCTATCGTTGAAAACATTGTTCAGCAGTTGAATGAGCATGACCGTTCTAAAACGCATGGCCGACATTTCAATATCGATTTTTGTCGTGATATCGGTCTGAAAATCGAAGAAATGGAGAAGGACAATCGTTTACAGGACAAGATATTGAGTGTTCATCACGCCTACTTGTTGTCACTTTCCAATTCTGATTCAATTAAAATTATCGAATGTCAAAATGGAAAGGCTGTAATCAACCATTCTAGAGCATAAAAGTCGAGTTTATATATTAGGAGGTTTTGTCCATGAGCACCGATTTGAATAAGCAAGTAGATGACTTATATAAAATTCTTCAAATAGTCGATACGTCTCGTCCGATTTCTAACAGCCTGCATATGGGTGTGCTTAACAATACTCTCCACAGTGAATTTTCTGCTCAAAAAAGTCCATCGGAGGGCATTTTATTATCAAACAGCGTAAAGGAAGTCAAATTTTTGCATTAAAAATCCTTTATTCTAAAATATAATATTATCATAGAAACTCGCAAGACATTAACTGGCCTTGCGAGTTTCTGTTTAGGCAGTCTCCGAAGTGCACCCTCCACAGGCATCATCGATTACTTCCTTACTCGACGGGATAGCTGCTTCTCACTGACACTTCGCGGACTGCTTCTATTATGCCGCCTGAGCGCAATGTGGTGCGCGTTCACGAGTGTAGTCGTGGAAGGTTCGATTCCAAGGGCGGTTCCAATTCGCCGCCGACCCCGTAGGCGGTACAGCCTGACGCATGGGGCTACATACTCCCCACCGGAAGCTCATGTGGTGGGTGGCGGGATCTCCTTGCCCGCCCTCTGACCTCCCCACATACGCCGGAGGCACCGGAATCCATAGGCGGGTTTCAGGTATTTTCCCGCTGGATGTGCGTCAATTGCCCTGCATGGAAACATGCAGGGATTTTTTATGCTATTTTCTGCCGTCCTGAGGGGCGGCTTTTTTGTACCCTGACAACGAGAGAGGTGGTGACGTGTCGAATGAAAAGAATCTCATTCCGTTCAATGAACGAACGGAGAGCGAACAGAGAGAGATCTCCCAGAAGGGCGGCATTGCATCCGGTGCGGCCCGCCGCCGCAAACGATCCATGCGTCAGGCGGCTGACTACTACCTGAGCCTGCCGGAGACCGACCGCCGCCGGGTGAACGCCATGCTCCGGGATCAGATCGAGCCTGAGGACGTGGACAACCAGATGGCCGTCATCGTAGGCATTGCAGAGCAGGCCAAGAGGGGCAACCCTCAGGCGGCCACCGTCCTGCTGAAGATGCTGGGCGAGGAGACCGTGCAGGAGAACCCGGCAGCGGATGCGCTGGAATCCGCCCGCAAACTGCTGGGAGGGATAGACAGTGCCATTGACTGAGTTTCAGCAGGAGTACCTGCGCAACTGTTCCCACCGGTGGAACGTCAAGACCGGGGCCACCCGAAGCGGCAAGACCTACCTGGACTGCGCTGTGACCGTCCCGAAGCGGATCTGCGCGGCCCGGGGCGAGGGTTTGCTGGTGCTCATGGGCAACACCCTGGGCACACTGGAGCGCAATGTGCTGTCCCTGATGCGGGAGCTCTGGGGCCCCGACCTTGTAGGTGTGATCCGCACCTCGGCAGCAGGCAACGTGGTACAGCTGTTCGGCAAGAAGGTCTATGTCCTCGGCGCTGACAACAAGAAACACATCGCCCGCATCCAGGGCGCTGCCTTTGAGTACGTCTACGGTGACGAGATCACCACATGGGACGAAGGCGTGTTCCAGATGCTGAAAAGCCGCCTTTCCTGCCCCCACTCCCATTTTGACGGCACCTGCAACCCGGAAAGCCCCACTCACTGGTTCAAGAAGTTTCTGGACAGCGACGCTGACATCTACTGTCAGGCGTATACCATCGACGATAACCCTACGCTTCCGGCCCAGTTCGTGGCCGATCTGAAAAAAGAATACACCGGCACGGTCTACTATAACCGCTTTATCTTGGGGCAGTGGATGGCCGCCAACGGCGTGATCTACCGCCTGCTGGCCGACAGCCTTGCCGCCGGAGATGGGCGTTTTTTCTGGCCTGTGGACAAGCCGCTGCACCCGTGGCGGGTGCGCATCGGGGTGGACTTTGGCGGCAACGGCTCCAAACACGCCTTTGTGGCAACGGCCATCCTACCGGGCTGGTCCGGCGTGGTAGGGCTGGCATCCCAGCGCATCGACCCTGTGGCGCAGGATGCCGACTTTCTGGCCGACCGGCTGCTGGAGTTCTGCATGGCTGTCTTTGCCCGCTGGGGCGAGATCCAGTACATCTTCTGCGATTCCGCGGAGCAGACGCTGATCAATCACATCCGGGCCCGGCTCCGGCGCTGCAAACTGAGTTGGCTAGCCGACCGGGTGGAAAACAGCGCCAAGATTCGCATCAATGACCGCATCCGCCTGACCTGCATCCTGATGGGCGGCGGGAGGTTCTGGCTGCTGCCAGAGGCTTCCACCCTCCGGGATGCCCTTGCCACGGCCCTGTACAGCGGCAAGCACCCCGGCGTGGACGAGCGGCTGGATGACGGCAGCACCGATATCGACACATTGGACGCTTACGAGTACACTATCGAGCGCGATTTCAAGAGGTTGACCAACACATGAACATCACCGCATTTCTGAACTACCTGAACAAGACGCGCGGGTGGGCCATCGATGCCGACTACTACGGCTACATCGAGACCTGGCGGCAGTGGTGGCAGGGCAGCGTGCCCAAGGTACACACCCGTGCCGCTGAATACGCAAACGGCACAAAGAAGCGCCCTATTGCCTCCCTGCGGATGCCGAAACGGGTCTGCGAGGACTGGGCAAACCTGCTTCTGAACGACCGCACCACCTTCCAGATCAAGGACGCTGACACCGCGTCCTATCTGCTGGGCGACGATGAGCAGCAGGTGGGCGGCCTGCTCCGGGAGCTGCACTTCTGGCGCAATGCCAACGCTCTGGTGGAACAGGCCTACTGGTCCGGCACCGGTGCCTTTGTGCTGAGTGCCGAAAACCTGACTGTCGTGAAAGGGAAAGCCGTCCCCGGCCCGGATACCCGCCTGAAGCTGGACTATGACCCGGCTTCCTGCATCCTGCCTCTGCGGGTGGAACGGGGCATCGTGACCGAAGCAGCCTTTGTCTCCGAGTACATGATGGAGGGCAAGCCCGCGGTCTATCTGCAGACCCACGCCGGCAATGAGACCCGGCGCACCATCCGCAACGAGTGGTTCCGGGTAACGGATGGAGTTTCGGGCGCTCCGGTGTTTGAAGCCCTGCAGGCCCCGCCGGGTACGGCAGAAAGCATCACGGTGGAGGGTTCTCCCCCGTGGTTTGCCCTGTTCAGCCCGGCCGCAGTCAAGAACCTTGACGGCGGCACAGGGCTGGGCATGAGCGTCTTTGCCGAAGCACTGGCAGAGGCCCAGGGCATCGACCTTGCCTTTGACAACTACCGGGAGGATATCCGGCTGGGCCACAAGAAGATCTTCTACTCTGCGGACATCTGCCGCAAGGTGGTGGATCAGGAGGGCGTGGAGCACTCTATTCCGCCCGATGATGATGTGCAGAGCCAATTCGTCACCCTGCCCCAAAAGGAAGGGAGCCTCGACCAGTCCAGCGAATACCACGAATACAACCCTGACCTGCGGGTGGAACAGAACCACAAGGCTGTGCAGGATATGCTGAACCTGTTCAGCTTCAAATGCGGCCTGGGCTGCCACCGGTACAATTTCGAGCTGGGCAACGTGACCACAGCCACCGAGTACAACGGCAGCCGTCAGGATCTGGTGGCCAGCGCCAACAAGAACCAGATCCCCATCGAGGGGGCGCTGGTGGGCATCGTGCGGGCCATCCTGTGGGCGGCAAAGAACCTGCAGGGAGCGGCGGTGGACCTCGACACCCCCATCTCTGTGGACTGGGACGACAGCTACATCACCGATGCCGAGACCCGGATGAGCCAGATGCGGGACGATGCCCTGAGCGGCCTTTTGCCCCGGTACAAGTATCTGTCTGCCCGGTACGGGGTCAGTGAAGAGGATGCCCGCAAGCTGGCACAGGAAGCCGCTGACGAAAACAAGCAGCCTGAGTTGAGCTTCGGCGGGGGCGGCTGATGCTGGCCCCGGACTATCTCGACCACGCACCCGACCGGTTGGTGCTTTTATTTCAGCAGGTCGAGGATGATATCCTGCGGGATGTGGCCCGGCGCATCTCCAAAATGGACACCATGACCTCCACGGCCAACTGGCAGCTGTGGCGGTATGAACAGACCGAAGCCCTCCGGCAGGACGTGGTGAAGAAGCTGGCTCGGTACACCGGCAAGAGCGAAGCCGAGATCCGGCGGCTCATGCAGGAAGCGGCCACCCGGGCCATGGAAGCCGAGGACAAGATCTACTATCACTACGGCAAGGAGCCCACGCCCTTTGCCGAGAATGCCACCCTGCAGGCCCTGCTCAACGCCGGTTACCAGCAGACCGCCGGAACCTTCCACAACTTGACCGCCACCACGGCAAACACCGTCAGCGGCCAGTTTGAAGCCGCTCTCGACCGTGCCCATCTCAAGGTGAGCAGCGGCGCGTTCGACTACAAGAGCGCCGTCAAGAGCGCGGTGGACGGTCTGGCCGACACCATGAAGTACGTCACCTACCCCACCGGCCACACCGACACACTGGAAGTGGCTGCCCGCCGGGCGGTGCTGACCGGTGTGAATCAGACCGGTGCAAAGCTGCAGGTGGCCCGGGCCGATGAGATGGGGGTGGCGTTCTTCGAGACCACGGCCCACGGCGGGGCCCGCCCTTCCCACGCTGAGTGGCAGGGCAGGCAGTTCCACCGGGGCGGCGCTGTGGACTACATGGGCAAGCATTACCCGGACTTCGAGGCCGCCACCGGCTACGGCACCGGCGCAGGGCTTTGCGGCTGGAACTGCCGTCACACCTTCTTTGCCATCTTCCCTGAGCTGGGTGCACCGCCTGCATGGACGCAGGAGAGCCTGGAAGCCCTCAACGCCCGGGACATCGAGTACAACGGCGGCAGATACACCCGGTACGAGATCAGCCAGATGCAGCGGGCCCGGGAGCGCGCCGTGCGCAAGTACAAGCGCCGGTATCTGGCTGAGGATGCCGCCGGGGCCGACACCACCGCCAGCGCGGTGAAGCTCCGGCAGGCCCGTCAGGAGCTGGCCGAGTTTATCACCGCCACCGGCAGCAGGGCCGACAGCGCCCGCATCAGCGTTGCCGGGTTTGGCAGGAGCGAAGCCGGGAAGGCAACGTGGGCGGCGAAGAAGGCAGAGCCACGCGGCATTCTTCAAAAACTCAATTTTTCTGATAGTGTTTCACAGTCTGAGCGTGAAGGCATTGAAAAAGAGCTTTCCGTCATTCCTCAATGGCAGCGCGATAAGGCTGAAAGCATCATCAACAAGGTCGTAATGACAGAGAAAGATGCCGCTGGAAGCGGCTATTATTATCCAGACAAAACGCTTTATCTTCACCCTGAGCGCAAAAGCGGTGATGTTATTCACGAGTATGGCCACGCATTGGAGATTTCCCTCGACCTGCGGCACAACTCCAAATACATCAGCATCCGAAAATCCGGGATTGATGTTGAAGATTTTTCTAAAATCGTGTATGATGATAGTACCTATACACAAGCGATTTATCTTCTTCAGAACAGCAAATTCATTTCTGAGTATCAGGGACGGCTATATGAATCTCCCACGGATGGAATTTTTAAAGCCGGAACGATGCAGATCAATGAAGATATGCTGAAGGAATATTTCAGTGAAGGGTATCGCGCTTTTTATCAGGAGCCCTCTGCCCTGAAAGAGAAAGACCCGCAGCTCTATCATTTTATCGAGGGATTGAAAGATGACAAAAAGTGAAGTGCTTCTGCTTGATGAACCCTCTGCAATCTGGAACGAAATGCAAAAGAATCCGGCATTGCGAACAGATGGAGATGTCTGGCTGCACATGACCCGCCTGTCAGCCAAGCAAGACCGACAGTGGTCTCGGGAAGCGTATGGCGACCCGGAAGCGTATCTGTATATGGACTTAAACAAAAAGAAGTGAGGTGTCATCATGGAAGATTTTCGTGTCATCTACCGCATTTTGAAGCATTTGCAGCAAAGCATGGACTTTGAGGAGTTCGATTGCGCTGGTTTTACTGCCGAGCGTTTCGGTACGAATCCAAACCGGTTTCAGGCACTTTTGATTCAGCTGCAGAAATCAGGTTACATTGATGGCCTGAACATCGTTCGCTACATTCGACAGCCGGAGCGCATCGAGCCACCCATGGAACCGCATATCACCTTGCAGGGGCTTGAATATCTTCAGGAAAACAGTCTGATGAAAAAGGCCGCCGCATTTGCAAAGGGTGTTAAGGAAATCGTCCCCGGCATCTGACAACCAAATACCGCAAGCGTCTTTGCTCGTTTGAGCAGGGGCGCTTTTTTCATACCGTTTTAGCTCAGATGGAAGAGCGCCGGTCTCCAAAACCGGATGCCGCAGGTTCGATTCCTGCATGCGGTGCCATCGCAGAGGGCAGTGCGTACCCTGCCCACAACCGAACACGGACGGAGAACCGTGTCACCAAACCGTGGTTTCACCAACAGAAAGGAGTTTTTCCACCATGAAGCGTGAAGACGTGAAGAACAAGATCCCCGGCATTACCGAGGAGCAGCTGAACTGGATCATGGCCGAGAACGGCAACGATGTCAACCGGGAAAAGACTGCCGCCGAGCAGTACAAGACCCAGCTGGAAAACACCCAGGCTCAGCTCAAGACCGCCCAGGACGGCCTTGCCGCCTTTGACGGCAAGAAGAAGCCCGAGGAATACGAGGCAGACATTGCCAAACTCAAGGGCGATATACAGGCACAGGCTGATGGCTTTGCCTTTGACAATGCCCTGAACACCGCCATTCTGGGAGCCAAGGGCCGCAGCGTCAAGGCGGTCCGGGCACTGCTGGATCTGGATGCCCTCAAGGGCTCCAAGGACCGTTCCACCGATATCTCCAAGGCTCTGGAAGAAGCCGCCAAGGCGAACCCCTGGGCCTTTGGCGAGGCGGCAGAAGGCGGCGCTGGTTCCGTTCACGTTTCCAGCGGCAAAGAGCACGGCACCCCGCCCGCCGGGGACGTTGATCCCGTGACCGCTGCCTTCAAGGCGATGAACCCCGATATCAACATCGAATGAGAGAAAGGATATTCTTATGGCACATGAAGCACAGGTCCGCTATTCCAATCTGGTCGACCTCAAGCTGCGCAAGACGCTGGTGAAGAAAGTCGGCGTGATCTGCAACAACCGCTACGAGGGCAGCCCCAAGGCAGGTTCCGTCAAGGTTCCCGTCCGTGACACCGAGGTGGTGGTGAACGACTACGACAAGGCCAAGGGTGCAAAGCAGACCAGCGGTGACACCACCTACCTCACCGTCAACATCGACCACGACAAAGCCGTGAATGAGATCATCGATGGTTTCGATGCAGAGAGCGTTCCCGGCAATCTGGTTGCTGACCGCCTGGACAGCGCCGGTTACTCTCTGGGCCTGCAGATGGATTCTGACGGCTCCGTGGAGCTGACCACTGCAGGCACTGCCTTCGGCAATACCACCGCCCTGACCGAAAAGACCATCTACGCCAACATCGTGGATGCACGCACTCAGCAGTCCTCCATCGGCGTGCCCACCGCAGGCCGCTGGCTGCTGGTCTCCCCGGACACCTACGGCCTGCTCCTGAAGAGCCCCGAGTTCATCAAGGCTTCCGACCTGGGCGACGCGGTCGTTCAGACCGGCGCTGTGGGCAAGATCGCAGGCTACACCGTGTTCGAGGATTCCACCCTGGGCGAGAATGTGGAGTATGTGGCCGGTCATCCCAACTGGTTCGCCGTCATCGATGAGTGGACCGTTCCCGTCCACCTGCAGGATCTCTCCGGCTCTGGCGATTTCATCGGCGCATCTGCCGTGCAGGGCCGCAAAGTCTACGCCTACAAGGTCACCAAGGGCCAGACCATTCTTGTTAAGAAGAAGGTCGCAGCATAAGGAGGCCCCCATGCTTTACTGCACCTACGACCAGTATCAGACAGCGGGCGGCACGCTGGACGAGGCCGCATTCACGCCGCTGTGCTTCCGGGCCTCGAAGCTCATTGACCGGGCCACCTTTGGCCGGGCCGAAGCCCACACCAAAGGCTGCGCCGACTGTGCCGAAGCTCTGGCCATGGCCTGTGCGTCCATCGTGCAGAGCCTTGAACGGGCCGAAGCGGCACGCGCTGCCACCGGCTATGCGCCGGGCGTGACCAGTGTCAACAACGACGGCTTTGCCGTGACGTTCTCCGACGGAGCACTGGCCGAAAAGCAGGCCGCCGAAGCGCACAGCATTCTTTCCGGCTGCCTGGGGCACGACCCCCACGGCCTGCTGTATCGGGGGTGTTTCTGATGCAGTGCAGCGTAACTGTGGTGAACCTCATCCACGACACCGCCACCGAGATTGACCGGCCTGTCTGCCACGTCATCCCGGGGAGCAGCTGGCGGGAGAAGCTGGACACCTCCGGCGGCGACCCCCAGCGGACGGTGCACATCCGGCTACCCCCTGCCGCCGGGTATCTGCCCTATTTCCAGTGGGCAAAGCTCCCGCCCGGGGAAAAGGCCGCACACTGGACGCTCAAGCGGGGCGGCAAGCTCATCTGCGGCGCTGTCCGCATCCTGACCGAGGCCGAGTATGCCGCCCTCGAGAAAACACACATCTGCTGCACGGTGGCGGCGGTCTCCGACAACAGGGAACCGCTGCTGCCGCATTTTCATGTAGAGGGGAGCTGAGAAAATGAGCAAGCCTGTTTTTGATCAGCCCTACGGCCTGCGCTACAAGGTGGACGGCGTTCAGATGCAGCTTTCCTGGCGGCCTGACTTCGGTGCCGAAAAGACTGCTGCCCTGCAAAAGGCGCAGTATGCCATGGCACAGGAAGCGGCCCGGCTCATCGACAGCTATGTTCCGCTGGACACCGGCACACTGAAAAACAGCGTTAATCAGGCCAGTAAATACGATGAAGGACTTCTGGTTTACAATACCCCCTATGCCCGGAAGCAATATTACCTCCATGCAGAGGGCACAGACCTTCGTGGAGAAACCGGATTGCGTGGCAGTTACTGGGGCCAGCGAGCCATTGCCGACATTGGCGAGCATCTTGCTCTCTACGGCGCAAGGGCCGTTACAACCTTCTGGGGAGGAATGGGGCACTTATGAGTGAAAAAGCTACGATCACTGCTATGCGTGAGTGGCTCAAGACCTGCCCGCTCATCGCAGAAGAGCAGACCGAGAACGGAGCAGCATTCCGTATCTCCGGGCTTTCCCCGGAGCCGGTGGCCGAGTTCTCCATTGAGGATTCGCCCACAGACCCGGTGGTGGACATCTATTTTTCCGGTCGGAATCTGGCCAAGAGCTACGTTTTCCTCTCCCGCCGGGAGTACAGCGAGGCCCAGAGTACCCAGATCGCCAACAGCGGCTTTTTTGAGCAGCTGACCGACTGGGTGCTTTCCCAGAATGACCGGCATGATCTGCCTCAGCTGGAAGCCCCAAAGCAGCCCCTCAGCGTATCGGTCACCGCATCGGGCTATATCGTTACCAGCAGCGCCGGAAGCTGCAAAATGCAGATGCAGCTCCGGCTCGTTTATTACCAACCGAAAGGAGTTTCAACATGACTGTTACTGAAGCTGTTACCGCCTCCGGCATCACCCCCAGCGCCGACTACAAGGGCATCGAGAACACCGATGACTTTGTGCTGGCCATCTGCACCGAGGCCAGCAAGAAGGATGCCGTTAAGGATTGGACCGTCTGTGCCGACCATGTGCGGGAGCACAGCGGCGCACTGAACGCTTCCACCTCTGACAATACCTACATCCGCACCGGCCCCGTTACCACCAAGGGCAGCGTTCAGCGCACCCTCGCCATCAACGGCGACCGTTGCAAGGGCGATGCGTTCCAGGACTTCATTCTGGGCCACGAGATGATCTATGGCTTCGGCCAGAGCGTCATCTTGCCCTACATCTATTTTTCCCTGCGCACCGGCAAGGGCGAGAAGGGCGAAGCCGCATTCATCGTCACCAGCGACGTGGGCGGCTCTGCCGGCACAATCGCCACCTTTGCCTGCGATGTGAAGGGTGTTGGCGTTCCGGTTGAGTTCGACTACCTGACCGTAGCCGCAGCAGGCTAACCCGATTTTCAATGATTCATACAGCCCTCGTTCCCGGTGAACGGGGGCCCTTTTGTAACAGGAGGATTTTCCATGATCATCAACGGCATTGACTTTGATTTTTCCACCCTGAACGCCAACGACGTGGATCGGATGCTGGCTGCACAGACCCGGCAGCAGGAACGTGCTCGGACGGAGGGCAGCCGCTACACCCCTGAGAGTGATTACCCTGCCTGGCTGCGCTTCCAGTGCCGCATCTTTATGGACTATCTGGACGAAGTTCTGGGCGAGGGTGCTTCTGAGAAGCTGGGGCTGGACGGCAGCAACTTCAGTACCTGCCTGACGGTCAGCAAGGCCTTTGCCGAGGCTATGGCCGCAGAAAAGGCCAGTGTCAGCGCGCTGATCCACCCCACCGAGGAGCGGGCGCAGGTTTCGGCAGCACAGGCCATCCCTGCCCCCATGAACCGTGAGCAGCGCCGGGCCGCAGTCAAGGCACATCCCGCCGTGGTGGATTTCCGGGCACAGGAAGCGGCAAAGGCCGCCCGCCGTGCCCAGCTGAAGGCAGAGCTTGAGGCACTGGACAATGCATGACCTGCTGACGGACACCCTGCCTACCGAGTGGGAGGGCCGCGCCATCGACCCTGACTTCAGGCCCATGGCCTGGCTGCTGATCCGCACCCGCCGTGTCAAGACCAACGAGGACAGCGCCCGGCTGATTGCATCGGCCATCCCGCTCTTCTTTGTGGAGCCGATTCCGGTGGCGCAATATCCGGAAGCCTTTGAATCTCTGGTGCGCTTCTGCCAGGGCGGCGGCCCAGAGGACGAGGAACGCACCGGGACTGGCAGCGGCGACCCGCAGGACGAGCCTGTGCTGGACTACCGGTGCGATGCCGACTACATCGTGGGGGCCTTTCAGCAGGCCTACGGCATCGACCTGACTGCTGACAAGGTGCACTGGTGGCGCTTCAAAGCACTGCTGCACGCCCTGCCGCCGGAAACGCCGCTGGGCAAGATCGTGGAGATCCGGGGCAAGGACACCTCCGGTATGGACAGGGCCGACCGAGACTACTACGAGACCCTGAAAGAGCGCTTCGCCCTGCCGGATGGGCTGAAGGGGGTGAAGCGGAACGAGACCCTGCAAGAGCACGAGGACGCTTTCCTCGACCGCTTCGGCTGATTCCCGCGCCCCGGTGCCCTGCCCCTTCTGCGGCAGAGCGCTGCCCGTGTGGGCGGCTCCCGAGGCCTGCGCCCACGGTTTGTGGGTAAAATGCAAAAACCCCGCATGTAAGCGGGAGGTAGAAATCAAGTTATAGCAGCCTGTGCCCCTGTGCCCGCGCTCCGATTGAGAGGTGGACACAGTGGCATTTGATTTTAGCGTTACCGGCAACACCAAGTTGGACACCAGCGGCTTCACGCAGGGTGTCAGCAGCATGACCGTCGCCGCCGGAACGCTGATAGCAGACCTGGTAAAGACGGCCAGCAGCCAGCTGACGAATCTTGCCCAGAGCACGATCCGGAACGGCTCCGTCTACGAGACATCGCTTGCCAAAGTCGGAACCATCGCCGATCTTGGCAAGCTTTCGATCCAGAAGCTGGGCAGTCAGATCACGGACATGTCCAACACCATAGGCATTGCGGCCACGGATATTGCTGAGGCTACCTACCAGGCCATCAGCGCCGGGCAGGACACGGCCAACGCTGTGGAATTTGCAGGCCAGGCAGCGAAACTAGCAACCGCCGGTTTTACCTCCACGACCTCCGCCGTGGATATCCTGACCACTACCCTGAACGCCTACGGCTTGAGCGCCGACCAGGCGACCCACGTTTCGGATGTGCTGCTGACCACGCAGAACCTTGGCAAGACCAGCGTAGACGAACTTTCGTCCAGCATGGGCCGTGTCATCCCGCTGGCTGCTGCTTACAATGTCAGCGTAGAAAACCTGTCCAGTGGTCTGGCCGTGATGACCGCCAACGGTATCGCCACTGCCGAGGCGACAACTTACACAAAATCCATGCTGAACGAGCTGGGCGACACCGGGTCCAGCGTCGGCAAGATTTTACAGCAGCAGACCGGCAAGAGCTTTGCCCAGCTGAGTGCTGACGGCAAGAGCCTGGGCGATGTGCTGCAAGTGCTGTATGACAGCGTGGGTGGTGACAGCACCGCCTTTGCCGGGCTATGGTCCAGCGTGGAGGCCGGAACCGGCGCTCTTTCGCTGGCATCTGGCGGCGCGGACAAATTCAACGGCGTGCTGGCCCAGATGGTGGACAGTGCCGGAGCGACCGACACCGCCTACCAGACCATGACTGACACCTTCCAGCACAGCATGGAAAGCCTCCAGACAACGGCAGAGAACCTGAGTATTGACCTGTTCGAGGCCATGGAGCCGGGCCTGATGGAAGCCGCCAACTGGGGCACCGATTGCCTGAATACCCTGACGAGCGCTCTGAATGAGAGCGGCCCGGCGGCCATGCTGGACGCAGCCAGCGGAATTCTGGAAGACCTGACCGCAGGTGTTGTTCAGATGATCCCCGGACTGGCATCGGCAGCAACGCAGGTCATCACCAAGCTGGTGCAGTATCTGGCTGACCATCAGGACGAGATCTTCGATGCCGGCATCCAGCTGCTGAAACAGCTCATCATCGGCATCACCGACAACCTGCCCCAGCTGATCACAGCAGCGGCGGAGTTGATTGCCAAGTTCTCTGCCGCACTGATCTCCCATCTGCCAGATCTGCTGAACTGTGGCGCGGCCCTGCTGACCACTCTGGTAGACGGCATTCTCCGCAGCATCGAGAACCTGGGCGAAGCCGCCATTGCCTGCATCGCCAAGCTCACCGGCGTGTGGGACGGCAGTATGGATGAGTGGGGCCACATCGGCGAGAACATCGTCACCGGCCTGCTGAACGGCATCACCGGGATGTGGGACACGCTGGTGTCCACAGTCAAGGGCAAAGTCAACGGCATGGTGAGCACCGTCAAGAACGTGCTGGGCATCCACTCGCCCTCGAAGGTGTTCACCGAGATCGGCGAGAACGTCACGCAGGGCCTTGTCAACGGCATCAACACCGGTGTACCGGCGGCAGAGCAGGCCATCCAGAACATTGCCCAGACCCTCTCCACCTACGGGCCGGATTTTGCTACCGTAGGAGCTACCATCACGGAGCAGTTCCGCACCAAGCTGGACGAGGGATGGGCGCAGATCCAGGCTGACATCCAGACGGATGCGCTGGGGGCCATCGAGACGCTGGCAACGGCCCTCAAGGATGGCGACCTCGAGAGCCTGGGTCTGTGGGCGGCCAGCTACTTCTGGCAGGCCTGCACCAAGGAGCAGCAGACCCAGATTCAGGCCGTAGCCATGGGGGCCCTGAACCAGCTGGGCAGCGCCCTTTCCGGCGTGTTCGGGAACCTGAGCCAAATGGCCATGGGTCTGGTGGCGCAGTTCGTGCCCGCCGCAGCCAGCGCAACCACGAGCCAGATCGCCCTGAACACCGCCATGGACGCAAACCCCATCCTCTTCGTCATCTCCCTCATCGGGATGTTGGTGGGTGCCCTGTTGAGCTTTTCCGGCAAAAACGCGGATGTGGCCAACGCTTTCCAGAATGTCTGGGCGGGCGTTGAGGACTTTATGAGCTACATCTTCGAGGGCCTGATGCGCATCGTGGCGGCGGGCATCGAGGGCTTTGTCATCCTCATCAACGGCCTCATCGGCCTGTATAACTCCGTGGCGTGGCTCTGGGGCGACCATGTGGATTACATCAGCAATCCAGCCTGGAACTTTGCCAACCAAATTGCCGCCGACCGCAAGGCCCGGCAGGCCGAGCGAAAAAAGCAGCAGGAAGCTGCCAACAACCCCAGCAGCTCCGGCACTTCCACCAACTCCCAGAAGGTCATCGAGAGCATGACCGACACCAGCAAGACCACCAGAGCAGACGGCAGCACCGTGACCACCAAGGTGCTCACCGAGAAGCTGCAGGATGAGACCGGCAAGATCACCCAGAGGGTGACCAAGACCGTCACCGAGGCAGGTACCAAACTGGTGGACGGCGTGGAGCGCTCCTACAAGACCGTGACCACCTATGTGGACGGGGTCCAGACAAAGTTGGAGCGCAGTTTGGATGACATCGCTAAGACCACCACAGGCACAAAACCTGGCTCCACCACGTCGACAGCCCCCACCCCGGACAAAGACCTGACCGATGCTGTGGAGGCCAACACCGAGGCCCTGCTGGCCGCAAACAGCAAGCTGGCCGAGATGGTGCGGCAGGCCAATTCTCTGGTGCTGTCGGACAACATGGCCATCAGCCGGTCTGTGGCCGCTTCCGGCACGGCACAGGTGGCCGCAGCCGCCAACCAGTACCACCGGGAGGGCGGCACCACCACCATCATCCAGAACATCCACTCGAAGGCCCAGAGCGCCGCCGACCTCGCCCGCGAGACCCGCTGGGAGGCTGACCGCGCCAAGGCCCAGAAGCACTGAAAGGAGGCACCCGAATGGAACGACAAGATCACCTCATGCTCGTGACCGATGCGGGCGCAGAACTCCATCTGGGCTGGGATCACGACATCCCCTATACCATGGACCCGCTCAACGGCGTGCCGGTGGACTTACAACTGGCGCAGGGCGTCAATCAAGTGGGCCAGACCGTCGAAGATCAGAGCGTAGCGGGGGTGTACCGCCAGATCACCGCCGACTGCTGGGGCCCCCACGGCGATGCAGACGCAGATCTTCTGCTCCGCACCCTGACCTACAAGACCGCGGGCACCCTCTACTTCGGGGACAAATGGTTCTGCCGTTTCGTGGTCAGCAAGACCCCCTACACCGTCCAGCTCCACGGCTTCGTCCGGCTGGAGATGATGCTCTTCTGTCCCAAGCCCTTCTGGTACAGCCTGACTGCTGCCAGCTACACGCTGGGCGGCTTCACGGCAGCCTTCCGGTTCCCGGTCAACTACGCGCAGCCCCACCGCTTCGGCATCCGGCAGCCCAACACCTTTGTCAACTGCCGGAACTCCGGGGCGCTGCCGGTGCCTTTCACCGCTACCCTCAGAACGGACGCCTCGGTGGTCAACCCCTGCATCCTCAACGTCATCACCGGCGAGCGCATCCGCATCCTGACCACCCTGACGCAGGAGCAGACCATCGAAATTTACCGCACAACCACCGACCAACTGGCCGTCAAGCGGACGGAGCACCAAGTCGAAGAGAACATCTTCGCCCTGCTGGACGAGGACAGCGACCTTGTGGAGCTGGCCCCCGGTGACAACCCGCTCAAGACCGAGGCCGACAGCAACGTGGACAACCTGCAAGCCACCGTGACCTTCTACCAGATGTATTCGGGCATCCTGCCGGAGGTGATCGCATGACGCTGGACGTTCTGGACGAGACCACCCTCGCCCGGCTAGGGCAAATCGGGGTGTGGGTCTCCCTCTACTGGGACGAGCCTTACAACACCCTGCAATCTTCCTTGCTGGAAGTCCGCCCCACGCGGGAGAACCTGTCCCTGCTCCGGGAGGGCCGCTGGCTCCGGCGCAGTGACAGCAATGTGCCCATGCGCATCTGCCACCGCTCCAACGAAAACGAGGGTGCGAACCTCGTCTGCACCCTCTACCCGGCCACATGGATCTTGAGCAAGCGGGTCAGCACCGAGGTCGTCAAGAACGAGAACGCGGAGGCCGCCATGCGCCGCCTTGTGGCCGCAGCGGCCCCGTGGCCCCGGTTGGAGCTGGGCGAGCTGGTGGGCTTCGATACCCACTACACCGCCCAGACCTCCGGCGGCTCCGTCCTCGGCTACCTGACCACCATCGGGGCCGCGTGCGACCTCGGCTTCCGCATTGTCCTCAGCGGTAAAAATGCAGATAAGAAGCTGCGGTTCGAGGTCTACCGCCCCACGGCAGACCCCAACAACCGCTTCAGCACCAAATGGGGCAGCCTGACCGGGGCCAGCTGGGCCTTCGGCGACAACGACTACTGCAATGTGGCTGTAGTACAGGGGGCCGGAGAGGGCGCCAATCGCGCCACCGTGACCGTCGGCCTCACCGACGCAGCCGGGGCCGACCGGCGGGAACTCTACGTGGACGCCCGCGACGTCCAGCCTGACGAAGAGAAAGGCGAGACCAACACCTCACCGGACTACCTGCAGCGGCTCATGGACCGGGGCACCAACAAGCTGCTGGAACAGCTCCGCACCGGCAGCATCGAGGTCAGCCTCGACGCTGACCTCTCCCCCGGCGACGTGGCCATCTGCACTCTGCCGGAGCTGGGCTACAAGGCCACCGTTCGGGTGGCAGACGTCATCACACAGAGCCAGAGCGACGGCACCACCCGCACCCTGCGGCTGGGCACGCCGGTCTGGCACAGGCTCTAAGGAGGGTTATTTTGAGCAACATCGTTACTTACCCCCTCAACGGCATCGACTACGACGCCGCCGACGCTGCCGGGTACACCGCCACCCGCACGTCGGGCGTGTACAGCAGCGAGGAGGATTTCGCCGTCACCGCGGCGGGCGGCTTGTCCGTGACCGTCAGCGCGGGCGTGGGCTGGGTACACCCCGCCCGGTTTGAGGGATACAGCGTCATCATGCGGGAGGCCGAGACCCTGGCCCTCGCCCTTGCGGACGGCCAGCGCACCCGCATCGACAGCATCGTGCTGCGCTACGACGCAGCGGCCCGCAAGTCCTCCCTGCTGGTACTGCAGGGCACCCCCGACACTCAGCCCACCGCGCCGGGCATCTCCCGCACGGCGCTGCTGTACGACCTGTGCCTCGCCCAGATCACCCGCCCGGCGGGCTCCACAGAGATCACGGCGGGCACCATCACCGACACCCGGCTCGACCCCTCCCTCTGCGGCGTCATGCGGGACGGCGTGACGGGCATCCCGACGGAGGAGCTGATCGCGTCCGCGCGGGAGCGCATCAACGCGCTGGAAGAGACGGCCAGCGCCGCCGCCAAAGAGGCCGACGCCAGCAAAACCGCAGCGGCACAGTCGGAGGCCAACGCCGAGGCGTACAAAGAGGCCGCTGCCACGTCGGAGAGCAACGCCGCTGGCAGCGCTTCCGCCTCTGCCGGTTCCGCTGCCGCAGCCGCCCAGAGCGAGAACGCCGCGGCGGGAAGTGCCGCGGCAGCAGCCGGTTCGGCCAGCGTGGCGGAAAAGTCCAAAACGGCGGCGGCGACGTCGGAGAGCAACGCGGCCAAACATGAGGAAGCCGCCAAGAAAGCCTCCGATGAGGCCGGGGCCAAGGCGGGGACAGATAAGACCTTGAGCATTGAGAACGCACCGGCGGATGCGGCGGCGGTAAGAAAGCTGATCGAAGAATCACTTGCCGCTCAGCGTGCGGAGGATTACGCCAGAGTCAAATTCTGGGCCAGCAACGACCCCACCAGCCCGGCAAGCTTTATCGGCGGCACATGGGAGCGCGTCGAAGGTGAGTTTATCATGGGCGCTTCCAGTGCCTACCCTGTGGGCACCACCGGCGGCAGCGCCACCCACACACAGACTACTGCCGAAATGCCGAGCCACAACCACAGTGGCAGTACCGACAGCGCCGGTTCCCACAGCCACAGTGCATCCACCAACAGCGCAGGCGGGCATAGCCACAGTGGCACGACCGGTTGGGCGGGTTCGCATACGCATGATGCAACTATCAACAGTAACGGTAGCTCCACAGGTGGAGGCAGCGGTTTGGCTAGTTCGTCCATGAGTTACGGTAACGGCTACTATAATGCTACTATAACAACCAAATCAGCCGGTTCCCACACCCACAGCTTCAGCACGAACAGCGCAGGCGGGCACAGCCACTCTGTGAGCATCGGGGACGCTGGCGCTCACACTCATACCGTGAGCATCGGCAGCACCGGCAGCGGGCAGGCAATGAACATTCTGAACCCGTACTACGCCCTGTACATCTGGGTGCGGGTGGATGATGCCGCATGAAAGGAGCGCACATGAAAATTATTGACGAGACTGGCATTGTGCTGACCACTGAGCCGGATCTGGAAGCGGGCTATCTGGTGGAAGATGTGGAAGTCATTCACCATGATGCCGTAGAGGGCACAGCTCCGCAGTGGCACAGAGAGACCGCAAAGCTGCCGGACGGCTCTCCCGCCATCTACTACCGGGATGGTAAAGAGATTGGCCGGGACATGGTAAAGGTTATCGATGTGCCCGGCGTTGACCCTCAGCCCGCCTGGGATGAGGAAGTGCCGGTGATGCGGTACATCCGCTACACCGCCGAAGAGCTGGCCCAGCGGAAAGAGCAGGCCGAAGCCGCCCGCAAGCGGCAGGAAGTGCTGGACAAGCTGCCTGAGACGCTGGAAGCGCTGAAAAGCGAAAACAAAATGCTGAAGCAGTGCTTGCTGGAAATGAGCGAGACTGTCTATGCGTAAAATCACACAAAAAATCGAAAGGATGGTATTTATGATGGCTATGTTATGGGCACAGGAAATCATGTCCGCTGAGACCGTGGAGGAGGCAAAGGCTCTGTATGAGCGCTGCCCCCGCTTGCTGAAGGAGAAGGTCAAGGCGATTCTTATCAAGAGCGGCTTTGAGGAAATCACGCAGTAAGGAGGACGCTATGGCTGAAATTATGGATGTCTCCCGCTGGCAGGGGAGCATCGACTGGGACGCGGTGAAGCGCAGCGGCAAAATCGACGGCGTGATGCTGCGGGTGCTGGGCAGCAAGGGCGGCAAGCCCTACGTTGATCCGGCCTTCGAGCGCAACTATGCCGCGTGCACGGCGCGGGGCATCCCGGTGGGCGGTTACTACTACACCTGCGCCACCACGCCCCAGCAGACGGCCGCAGAACTGGCCGCCCTGCGTGCTGCGCTGGCGGACAAGAACTTCCAACTGCCCATCGCGGTGGATGCAGAAGACCCGAAGCTGCGCGGTCTGACCCCGGCCAAGCTGTCCGCCCGCGTGGCCGAAGCCGCTGCCCAACTCGAAGCGTGGGGGCTGTATGCAATGGTGTACACCTACACCAATTTCGCGGACACAGCCCTCGACATGGCAGCCCTCGCTGCTTACGATCTGTGGATCGCGGACTACCGCGGCACGCGCCCCACCCGCAAGCACGGCATGTGGCAGTACACCAGCAGCGGCAGGGTGCCCGGCATCTCCGGCTCCGTAGACCTGAGCCATGCTTACAAGGACTATGCTGCCATCATCCAGCGGGCCGGGCTGGGGCAGGTCAGGGGGTGAGACCGATGTGGCAGTTTATCACGGAGTATTGGGCCGGGTGGCTCTGTGCTCTGATCGGCGGCGCGATCCTTGCCGCCATCCCCAAGATCAAGGCCCTGTGGGACGCGGTGCTGGCCCTGCTGCACGACCGCATCTATACCGAGTGCTACCGTTTTATGGAGCTGGGGTACATCACCCGCGACGGCCTGCGCAACCTGAATTACCTCTACAAGACCTATCATGTGATGGGCGGCAACGGCACCGGCACGGAATTGTACAAGAGAGCCTGCGCTTTACCCATCCACGACTGAAGAAAGGAACTGACATTATGAACGCACACATCACTGAGAACAACACCCCCGCCATCCCCGCCGCGACCATCGCCCGCACTGTTGTGCTGGCACTGGCCCTCATCAACCAGCTGCTGAGTGCAGCAGGCAAGCCGGTGCTGCCCATCGACAGCGCCAGCGTGGAGCAGTGGGTTACCGCTGGCCTGACCACCGCTGCCGCCATCTGGGCATGGTGGGAGAACAACAGCTTTACTCCCGAGGCCATCCACGCAGATGAGCTGCTGGATCAGATGCAGGGGAAGATCAAGTAAGAGTACATAGCAGCAGCCCCGGGGAGCCTGATGGTTCCTCGGGGCTGTTTTCTTTTGGCATGTTTCGGCATATTCCGACGCATTCCGCATTATCCGGCACATTCTGACATTTTCCGGTTAAAGTTGGATGGAAAGGATGTGCAAACAATGCCCGATGTGAAAATTACGGACTCCCCTGCCCAGCTGGATCAAATTCTTAGGCCTCTGGGGATTACCCGAAGCTCAAAGAATTACCGAGTTCTCTGCGAATGTATGGATCTGATCTGTGAGCAGGAGGATCGGCTGGAAGCCGTACAGAAGGAGATCTATACCCCCATCTCAGACCAGCGGCACTGCAAGTGGTCCGCCGTTCAGAGCGCCGTCCGGCGTGCAGCAGAAAAGGCCTGGGCGCTGAACCCCGAGGGCGTTCAGCAATTGGCTGGCTACCCGCTGACCGGCGCACCCAGCGCGGTGCAGTTCCTAGAGATGCTTTACAATGCCGTGGTGAGAGGGTAACGAAAAGGCTGCCATGCGAGTGTGATGCGTGGCAGCCTTTTTTTGCTTGATTTTCGCATAGTTTCCCGCAAAAGTGGGTTTGACTGTGGGTTATAGCAAAAGAAAAACACCCAGAAACTTATGTCTCTAGGTGTTTTATCTTGGTGGAGCGAAGCAACCCAAATCCGAACCATTGCTCTCTGGGGCATCTTTGGCGGCGATTTCATCGAAAGTGATGGTTTTTGTGCCGTCTTTGTAGTTGAATGTAATCAAAACTTTTTCATCATAGAGATAAACAGCGTTCACAAACGTATTGATAAGCGTCTCACGGTGGCTTTTCACGTTCGGGTCGAGCTTGCGGAGCCGGGTCAGCCAGAAACGGATCTGATTCTCACTCAGCCGGGGCTTTGCGATTTTCTCCTCGGCAATGCGGACTTCCAGTTCTTTCTGCTGTTCTTCCAGCTTTTCCAGACGTGCCTTGGTGGAACTGGTCAGTACACCCGCTTGGATGGCGTTCAGCATATTCTCGATGCTGTTCTCCACCTCTTTCATCTGCTTTTCCAGCAGGGGCAGGGTGGTGTTCTCCTGCTCTTGCAGTTCCAGCACCTCTGCAACGATGGCATCAATCACGGCATCGTCCTGAATCAGCTTCATGGTTTCAGCCACGACTAGATCTTCCAGCCATTCCTTACGGACGGTCTTTTTCTTGCAGGTCTTGAAACGCTTCGCGGTGGCGCACTTATAATAATGATGAACGACCTTGTTTCTACCCGTACCGCACTCGCCGAACATCATCGCGCCGCACATTCCGCAGAACAGCTTGGTGGTGAGCAAGTAATCGTCCTCGGCCTTGTGGCGGGCAGGAGCGCGGCTGTTCTTTTTGATTTTCAGCTGCACTTCCTCAAACAAATCCTTGTCCACGATGGCCGGGATACTGTCGGGCATCACAATGTCCTTGAAGTGGTTTTCTCCGATGTACCGCTTATTTGTCAGCAGCTTCTGAACACTGTTGTAGGTGAACTTCTGGTTGCGGTTAGTGGTCACGCCGCTGTCGTTCAGCCAGTTCATCAGTTCTTTCATAGTTGCGCCATCGTTGTACCGCTGAAAGGCTTCTACCACAAAGGGAGCTTTCAGCGGGTCGACTTGAAAGAACTTCTCCTCATCCACCTTAAAACCAATGGGAATCGTGCCGCCGTTGTACTTCCCCTTCAGAACATTCTCGGTCATGCC